CGCCTCCAATGGCTCACCGTCTCCGCCGAATATAACCGGCAGCAACATCAGCGGGCCAAACACGGCCATACCAAAAGCCGGGCCAACTGTAGTGGCAACCACCGCCGCGGCTACACCAGCCGCTGCTTCACTACCATTCGCTTCCCTTGCCTGTACGCTCGTGGAAAGTACCAGAGCCAATAAAACTGTTGCTGTAATTTTCTTCATTTCACTTCTCCAATGTTATGCAGAGTATATCTGGGTTTCAAATACTTCTTGCTCCATCTCCCCCACTTCATCAAGTGGGATTCCAACCCTTATGAGTAAACCAACTTGGTACGTCAGAGACAGCCAAATTAATATAGCCATTATCAACCGGGTCATCATCCTGTTTTCCACTAGTCATCTCCTCGATTAAAAAGTCTATGTACTGACTTGCCTTGCGCAGGTCCTCAACACCATTCTTGCGCTTGTAACGCATGACGTACTTAATGATGTTACCCTCACAAAATCCCAATTCGTTTGCAATGATAAAATCAATTGGCTGAATTGGAAAATCGTAGTGGTGCTGCGTTGGGCGGCTCATCTTCCCACCCCTAATAATAAACTACTGCTCATCTTTAATCTCCTTCAAAACTTTTGATACGCGAGCTAATTGGCAATTGCACAAAAATCCTAATCTGTAATTACATCGCACCTCGTGCTCCAGCCCTTTCACCAGCTGTATCAGTTTTTCAGTTCGCTCGCGCTCATTAGCAAGGGCCAGTTGTGAATCACCAAGCTTCTGTTGCAAAGACATCTTTGTGTCACGCATTATGATTATCATTGTAAAGGTCGTATGCCTTCATCAATGACTCCCGCAAGACCATAGACTGCGATAATGCGCGATTGATTTCGCTACACACTCGGTCTGTCATGTGCGACATTTCGAGCTTGTAGAACTTATCAATCATCTCGTGTGTCTTAACGCCAACATCAACCATGGCATCTAAACACTCCTTCACCTCCTGATGATTACCCTTCATCATGTTACCACCCCCCCTCGCTGTAGTTCGCTACGCATGACCTTTGAGTGTTTGCCCTCAGCGTTGGTAAAAACCAATTTTACAGAACCGTTGCGAATGTTCTCTACACGAATATGCAGTGAATCATCAACAATGACTGACTCCCCAGCATTACGATAAATGTACAGCACGCGCCCCCTCCTTTTGTTTTTCGCGCCAAGCTTTTCTCTCTGCGCATTGTAGCTTTAGTTTGTACGCCTGAACTTCAAAATAAAGTTGTTCGGGTGTATATAATTTGGACTCTGTAACTTTCATAGCCTTCTCCTAGAATGGAATCTCTTTGTCGCCTATCGACCAGTCAATATTCTTGACCTCCTCACTTGGTTCGAACTCCTTGAAGGGCCACGTATCTGGGTCCGGACTAGGAACAACACTAGCATCAAACTCATCACGCAACAGCTCAACGGTCGAATCACCAATAAGCGTCGGGTCGGTATTTACTAACTCATCTCCTGTATAGACAGCACCTCCTTTAGGACGTGTCCCTTGCTCAAATGATACACCGTTCGGCATGATGTATTTTGTTACGTTACGGTCGCTATCGTAAGATACCTTCCGCGCGAAGCTAACGAGCTCTGGCAGGATAACGTGGTCACCACATTTCTCCAAGTCAACGTCGCTCTTGCGGTGCCGAGTACATTCCCACTTAGCATCCTCGACCGGACGACTATGAATGCATGTTTTACAGGACGCTTCCGGTATCTTGTCACCGTGACAGATGTCAGAAAAGTCACACCATTTACATATGTAGTACGTCGGGTCATTCCTCACACGATCCGGCGGCTCAGTGGCCTCAATAATATATCTAGCTTTCTCCAGCAGGCCCTCTGCAGCATCCTTGTTGTACTTCGTCCATACACTAGTCCAATCACGCACACCGGGCGTAGCCACTACAGTGTAGTGCTGACGCAACCCGGTAAGATGCATATACACTTGCGCCTGTGCATAATAGACTTCATCCCATGACTTGAGCGCATTGTCCTCGTCGGCATCGCGTAATTTCAAAAGCTTTTTGAACTTCGTCTCATTACATACCTTCGCCTCGAATACGCTCCACTCCCCATCCACCTGCATCGCGCCGTCCATGTGGCCGCGGAAATGACCGTCCAGGTCAACAACGGCAAACTGATTACCCTTATCATCTGTCGGATGCAAAATGAGCCCCTCAACACGCTGCAAGCGCTCCACGATAGTCACCTCCCCATTATGACCATCGTAGATTGCTCCCAACCCCCTTGCTGAAATGGGCGCGCCTGTGGCCCCCCTAAACTTGTACCACAACTGGCGCGCACACTCTCCCCCTATCGCACTGGCCCCCAGATAGCGGCGTGGCTTATCTTTGGCAGCAGCCCATTCCTCGAAGGCCTTGTTAGCTGCTGTAAGTATTCTATCGTACTGTGCCACGTCGTATCTCCTTTAGCTAAGCTGACTTCATCCAGGGCGGTTGAGCTAGGGTAGAGTTCTCCGGCATCTTGACCGCCGATGCCGAGCTCCACTCATGCCAACCCTCTCGCGGATGACCGTTCACAAACATCCTGTAGTTAGTGTACTCACCATCTTCCTCAGCGACAATCCGGGTCGTGAACTTCATGCCCTCGAGTTGCTGCGGCGACGTCAACTGCTCAACATCATTCGCTGCGGCAATTGCGGCCAGGTCCTTAAGCGCGTACTCCTTCGCGTTCGGGTGATGAGTGTTGAACCGGTGAATGATGCTGCTACCCAAGCACGGAATATTCTTTTCCTGCTTTGCAGCCACCATACGGATACGACACTTTAAAAGCTTGTAACCGCTCTTGCTCTCGTCCTCCTCCACGCTGACAATCTGGGCAACATAATCACCAGACTCAACGTCAACATAATCCAGCTCCACTGACTCGTTACTTGCCTTAATCGGCTCATCGAAAAACGACATTTAAACTTCTCCTTTTATCTTATTAATAATTGCGCCCAAGTCCGCATCCTCAAATTCATCAAGCTTCCCAGAGCGGTCCTTTGCTTCATACTCCGAGTCGCCTGCTGTCTGTAGGACCCGACGTATGCCATCGTCGCTGCGGTTAACCCGGAGCGCGAATACTTCGTCAAATAAGTATGCTATCTGCTGCGACAGCTTCGCACCGGGCAGACTACAACTGTGGTACGTGGTCTCCCCCTCAATCTGTTGCTGCTGCTTACATGACATATAAACATGCAGCTGCGGCAGGTCCCGGAATGCGCGCAGTAAGGCAGTCATCTTCTCGATGAGTTCGCCGTACGCTTTGCGCGGGTCCTTTGTCATGCTCTTCTCGTTAGCTAGAACGACCTCGGCTATCTCCGACACTGAGTCAAGGGCGATAGACTGGTACGGAGAGTTACCCGCTTTCAGAGCTTCGTAGACTTCCGTGACGTCGTTCATCGTGTTAACGCTTACAAATGGTATATCGAACTCCGAAAGGCTTAGGAGCCCGGCCTCAGCACTGATGATGAGTGGGTCCGGTAGCGTGGCACATAGCCGGGTCTTACCGGCGCCTGCCGGACCGTGCACGAGCATCTTGATACCTTGCTCTGTTGATGCTTGAGATGTGCTACGTAATTTCATGATTCTGCCCCTACTGCTTGAGATATGCTACGTAATTTCATTCGTTTATCTCCTTTATTGATAGCGCTGGTTTAGCGTCGGTCGTGGTGATGCATTGGTTAAGCATGCCCGCGGCGTCACCAGATAACTCGCGGTACGCCGGTAGGCTCAGGTCGTACTTGATGACCACTGCCTCGCGCGCCTCTGGCGTGAGGTCCAGTTCGACCTCGTTGTACTTGTCATAGTCGACCTTACGATAGACCTTACTAGTGACCTTGAGTTCCACGTCATCAAACTCATAGCGGTCCACACCCTCTGGCTTGCGTTCTGGGAGCATTGCGATGATTCGCTCCTCCATGTATAGCCGGGCCTCCTTCGCGTCTTTCTCGGCCTTTTTGAGCTCCTTAAGGGCCTTGCACATTGTGTTTAATTCTTTAGCGTTATTCATTTTCGTTCTCCTCGATAGGGTTTTAGTTAGACCACTCAATCAGTGAATGGTTCGTAATCAAATTCGTACCAGGCATCTACGCTGCCAGCTGCTGTGGCCCACATAGTGAATGCGTCCTTCATGTGGTCTGGGTAGCCGCGGTCGCCATCCCAGAATCCTGTGCCGTGCCCCTGGCGCGTATACCAGAAGTCAGTCCCGGCGGCGCGCAATAGGTGGTCGCCGATATATGGGCGGATGCGGCTGAAGAATGCTAGGCAGTCGATAATGGACTCGCGGAGGAAGTCATCATCAAACTCCGTGCCCTTCGGGGGCTGGTCAATTTCTCCGGTCTCAGTAAAGTCAACTGCGTCGAGGTATGCTGAGACGAAAACAAACTCTTCCGTCGTCATTGTTAATTCTCGATTAATGGTTTTGGCAGCCATCTGTACTCTCCTTATCTAGTTCATCAAATTGTCTCTGAATTTCAGCGTCGGTCTCTGCCGGCCGTATAACTTCCACATTTTCCTATTTAGCCGTCCGAAAGCATGTCCAAGCGGACGAGGCGCCTGCCAAGAGAAGTAGGCCGCCGTAGAATACGCCTATAGTTAGCGCTAAAAAGTGTAATCCTTCCAGTATAGCCATGATGCTCTCCTCGGGAGGGGCTTACGCCACCTCCTTCTCAAATTGATAATCGAAAGCGTCATCAAAGCTATCAAAGGCCGGTGAATGCTCGAAACGTTGCATCTTGGGCGACTCGTAAAGCGGTAATAGCCTGCTAACATCTTCAATCGTCATATCTTCAAGCTTGTCCCGTTCGAGAATCAATCCCGCTGTGCTGCCGTGTTTGCTCGTAAATCGTACTTTTTTATATTGCGTCATTAGTAGGTAGCTCCCAGAAGTCGTTACTTTCCCAGACAAGAGCAGAACCGTCAGCAAAATGAAATATAGTCTGCCATTCCTGATAGTCTTGTTCTGTCTCCACGGCATACTCTTCACATTCATGCACAAGTGTATCGATGTCAGTGTATTTCGTTAGCATTGTTTTTCCATTCTTCATTGCATACAAAATTGAATCTTCATCGGTGTATTTCGTTATCATTGTTTGTGCTTCATTCATTGTTAGTTACTCCTCGTTACTTGTTATGAGATATAATCATAGTCAATATTTGTAACTATGTCATGTTACTTTTTTGCGTGGACTTTCATTACTTGGCGTGCGGCATCCAGGGCGGTGCATTCACTAAAGAATCGCTC